ATATGACTCCCATCTACTACAAGCGCGTGCTCTTCCTGGCGCACTTCAATGCCGGCGTGCGAGCCCTCGACGTGCGCGACCCATTCCATCCCACCGAAATCGCGTACTATATTCCCGCAATCAGCGGTAAGACGGACAAGCGCTGCGTGGGAACCGGCACGGACCAGCATTGCAAGGTAGCAATCCAAACCAACAACGTGGATGTAGACGACCGCGGCTACATCTACGGCGTCGACCGCGCGAACACCGGCATGGTCATCCTCGAGCTTTCCGGCGAAGCAAGATCCGTGGCGAATCTCCCTTAGAAGCCGAGTGAGGCAGTTCTGGCCGTCCGGTGAGATGCAATCGAACTCCTGCAGCTAAGGCCCGAAAACTGCGATTTATCCCAGAATGAGGAGAACAGAGAGAAATACTAAGATTGGTTGGCGGCGGATGCAGTCTCGTGCGAACTATTCTCTGATTGCGGAAACAGGGAAAAATACAGGGGATCTGCGCTTTTCCAACGGGCTGTCGGCTGGTTCAATGCACAAAAAAGCAGTCATGACTGCGTTTTTGATAGATTTAAGCTAAGGATCGTCCGTTTCCGAGCAGGGAATTTTCAGGGAACAGAACAGGGAATTAGCGCCCAGAAAGAGGCCTTACTCGCTGCTAACTGATCGAGTCTGAAGAATTGTTTTCTCTTGCTCTCGCCAGTCGAGTGGCACCCTCCGAAGGAGCGCCTTGAGCGTCAGGTTGCGATGTTTTCCTCTGAGGAGAGCGTGGCTGACTTTGGGAGAAAGGCTGGCACACCGGAAAAGTCGTTTGACATAGCTGGAGGAAAATCCCGACTGTTTAGCTAACTCTTTGATAGTGCAGGCTTCTCCCGAGAGAATGCGCTCGTACCAGTCGCGAGCCTGAATCACAGCCTTTGCGACCGGCACCGAAGCTGTCGTCGCATTTGGGCTTTGGTCAGGAGCGATTATCTGAAGTTCACCCGCCCGTCGCTGCACTTGAAACTTGCCCGTCAATTTCAAAGTCGGAGTCGAGGCGGGCTGCGCCTCCGGAGTTCGTCCGAGCAAGTGAGTGAACAGGTGAGACTTTTCAATTTCGATCGCAACTGCAGTTGGACTTACAACGACGCGTTTTAGGATTCTTCTCAGAGCTTCATCCTGCTTGGTAACCTCAAGCTTCATCCATTGGCTGGCCAAGACCCGTGCTCTCTCTTGAATTAACTCGCTCTCCGGCTCGTGTACTAGCCCGACGGTACACTTGGCCGGTGCCTGAAGTAAGCGATGAATTTGCAACCTCACGAAGTGTTCCAGGTCCTCAGCCGGGAATCGACCGATTTGAGGTTTGTTTTCTGAACCGGGAATGACGCTTTGCGAGGTGTAATAGCGATAGCGCTTCCCGCCCTTCAGTGAGTGTGTCGGAGTAAAACGAATGCCGCTGCTATCAAAGAGTATCCCGGAGAGCAGACTCGCGGTTGATTGAGACGTCGCCGTCCGCCGTGCTCGGTTGTTCGTTGTGAGCCTAACGGCAACCTGATCCCATAACTTGCTAGGAACGATAGCGGGGTGTTGGCCGGGATAGGCCAATTGTCGATGGGTGATTTTGCCGGTGTAGGTACGATTGCTCAACAGTTGATAGAGGGCGCCGCGAGAAAACGAGGCGCCGCCATAAATCTTACCCGCAGTGTTGGTGCGCACTTTGCTGCGGATGTCCCGCCCGTCGAGATAGCGTTTGAGCTTCTGAACGCACCCCAGGCGCAGATACTGACGAAAGATCATGCGCACTTTGCCAGCTTCTGCCGAATTGATTATGAGACGGTGGTCCACACAGTCGTAACCGAGCGGAACGACCCCGCCCATCCACATTCCTTTTTTCTTTGAGGCAGCGATCTTATCTCGAATGCGCTCACCCGTAATTTCTCGTTCGAATTGAGCAAACGACAAAAGGACATTTAGCGTGAGTCTTCCCATCGAACTCGTGGTGTTGAACTGCTGCGTTACCGATACAAAGCTGACGCCAGCGGAATCGAGGATTTCAATTATTTTGGCAAAGTCGAGCAGAGAGCGGGTAAGTCGGTCAACTTTATAGACCACTACTGCATCGACCTTGTGGTCCTTCACATCGCGTAGAAGCTTTTCGAGACCAGGCCGCTCCATTGATCCCCCGGAGAAGCCCCCATCGTCATAACGGTCGTTTAGCGCATTCCATCCCTCATGTTTCTGACTAAGGATGAAAGCGCGGCAGGCTTCATGCTGAGCTTCAAGGGAGTTAAAGGATTGCTCCAAACCCTCTTCGGAAGACTTCCTGGTGTAGATGGCGCAACGAATGCTTTGGCCGCTCATGTCTTTTCCTGGAGAGAGCGACGGGGCTTATTGAGACCGAAAAAGGCTGGGCCGGACCACCGCGTATGGGTAATCTGACGCGCGATGACCGAGAGGCTTTTGTAGCAGACTCCGCGATACTCATAACCTCGTTTTGTTACCAAGACCTCATGCATCTCCTCTCTCCACTTGCGGAGGATGCGAGTGCCAGTCTTGGTTCTTATTCCCAAGCTACAGCCAGAATCTGTTCCAAAGGATTGTGTAGCCCGCCGAAGTTCAATTCTCTGTTCGGGCGTGGGGCCTCCATAGGCATTTTCCTGGAGCCGATAGGCCAAGCACGGAATCAGCAGTTCGCGCCGCATGCCCTCGCTGGCGGGCTGACCAAATAGCTCGTGCCAAAGCTTCAGTAGCTCCGGACGCGACATGTCCGGCAATTCAGCAACCGCGCGTGCGATGGATTTCTTCATTGCTCATACACCGATCCAATTGCCGCTCTTCTTAGGCAGACAGTCAAGTCAAAGAGGAGGGTGAGGAATGGCCCGTAAAGCCAGTCGTTCGATGGACTTCCGCAGCCCTGATCACAAAGACAAACGCCAGGAGGCATCCCGGGTATCCGAAGAAATCGACTGGAAAATTCATTCTTCTATTCCACAGATTTGTATCTTCAACTTTGGTGTCGGGGAAACAGGATGAAAAAGCCTAGAAGCTTAACCTACACCCAGAAGCGCGGCCACAACCTTTGCCAGAGAAGAAGGGCGGCTGGGGTGGGAGCCGTCCCTGGGGAAAAAGCACCTAGACCCTCATGTGGGGGATGCAAGCGCCTAGCAGCTTGCTGTCTTGAACGTATTAACTCGGGATCCGGGGAAAAGTTCCAACATTCTGTCGAAACCGTCAAGATTTCCCTTCCATGCCACAGATTTGTACCCGACATTCCTTCTTCGGAAGGAGAAACAACATGAAAGATCAAATGCTGAGCATCGAATACGTCACCTTATCATCGCTGAAACTGAACCCGCAGAATCCACGGGTACACACCAGCAAGCAAATCGGCCAGCTAGCAAGGAGCATTCAAACTTTTGGTTTCAATGTCCCCATCCTGATCGATTCGGACTCGCATGTAATCGCCGGGCATGGTCGGGTTCTCGCTTGTAAGGAGATCGGGTTGAAGAACGTGCCTGCCGTTCGAGTTGATCATCTCAGCGAACGGCAAATACAGGCCTTTACGATTGCGGATAACCGTTTGACCGAAAACGGCGAATGGGACGAGCGCCTGCTTGGCGAACAGCTGAAAATCCTTTCTGAAGCAGATCTGGATTTCAGCCTCGAAGTCATCGGTTTTGAAGTAGCGGAAATCGATCTCTTCATCGAGAACCTCAGTCCGGTCGCAGAAGGCACTCCAGATCCGGCCGACTCGCTTCCTTCCTTATCGCCTGTCCGGGTCAGCCAAGTGGGGGATCTGTGGACACTGGGAAAGCACCGTGTGTTGTGCGGAAACGCCCTGTCACGCCAGAGTTACGAAACGCTCACGAATGGTCAAAAAGCTGACATGGTCTTTACTGACCCGCCCTACAACGTTCCTATCTCCGGTCATGTCAGCGGGAATGGCAAGCATACCCACCGAGAATTCGTAATGGCCTCTGGCGAAATGAACGAAGACGAGTTCATTCGCTTTCTTCGGGATACGTTCACTCAGCTTGCGCGCTTTAGCCAAAATCCCAGCCTGCACTACATCTGTATGGATTGGCGCCACATGACCGAGGTGTTGGAGGCTGGCCAGTCAGCTTTCTCCGAACTAAAGAACCTTTGCGTTTGGGTAAAGGACAACGCCGGACTCGGCTCGTTCTACCGCAGCCAACATGAGTTGGTTTTTGTATTCCAGAAAGGTGTTTCTCCGCGGAATAACATTCAGCTCGGCCGATTTGGGCGTTCGCGCAGCAATATCTGGCGCTATCCGGGCGCGAATTCCTTTGCGCGCACGAGTCAAGAAGGTGACCTGCTCGCTATGCACCCCACCGTTAAGCCCGTCGCACTCGTGGCGGATGCGATCCGGGATTGCACTTCCCGCGGTGACATCATCTTGGACCCCTTCCTGGGAAGCGGCACAACGGTGATTGCTGCCGAGCGGACGGGCCGGGTCTGCTACGGAATGGAGCTTGATCCGGCGTACGTCGACACAGTTGTTCGTAGGTGGCAGCGTTTCACCAATCAATCGGCCGTGCATCTGAAAACGGGCCAGTCTTTCAATGATCTGGAGAAGGAGGCGGTCAATGCCGGACGACTATGAGGTCGGATTTGGCAAGCCTCCCCGACACTCCCAGTTTCACAAGGGTGTTTCTGGCAATCCTCGCGGGAGGCCTAAGGGAACGCTGAATAAGAAGACCATTCTAAGCCGAGCCCTGCGGGAGAAAGTTGTGGTCACCGAAAACGGGAAGCGGAAGAAGGTTACGAAACACGAGGTCTTGTATAAGCAGCTCGTTAATAAGGGTGTTTCTGGTGATCTGAAAGCTCTGATCGAGGTCATAAAGCTTGACACTTCATCAGGGGAAGGGACGAACGATTCGGTAGAGACACAGCTGTCCGAAACAGATCAAGAGATATTCGACCGAATACTAGAGAGGATGCAGCAATGCAAGAAAGAATCGAAAGAATGAGTCTTCAACCAAAGGAATTACGAGCACTTCTGCGACGAGACTTCGTAGCTTTTTCTCACCGCAGCTTTCAGGAGCTGAATCCTCAGACGATGTATCAGCATAATTGGCACATCGAGGTGATCGCGGCGGCGTTGGAAGAGTGCCGGACGGGTAGGTTGAAACGTCTCATTATCAACGTGCCACCGCGATCGCTGAAATCCCACCTCTGTTCAATATCGTTCCCAGCTTACCTCCTGGGCCACAATCCCGCTGCGCGGGTAGTTTGCGCCAGCTACGCGCAGGACCTTGCCGATAATCTGGCGGGATCTTGCCGCACTTTAATGATGTCGCCGTTCTACCGGGACATCTTCCGCGCGATTCGCTTGGCTTCTACCCGGCAGGCGATACACGAGTTCAAGACAACGATGAATGGCGGCCGGTTGTCCACGTCGGTAGGAGGTGTTCTGACGGGTCGAGGCGGGGATTTCATTATCATCGACGATCCGCTCAAGC